AAGGAGTTCGACCAAACAACAGATTTCTGAACTCAAACTTCCTAACCCACCCACGCCAGAGATGGTGAAACGTGCACAATTTGTTGACAAGACTTATGTCTGGAAACACTCTAGTATTCGATCTAGAAAGCAACGGTCTCCTGAATGATGTTACCAAGATCCACTGCCTTGTTATCTACGAGCAGGAAACTGGTGAGACGATTGCTTACAACGACGAAGGTAACGCTGAGCCGATCACCCGTGGTGTCCAAAGGCTCGAAGATGCTGACGTCATTGTGGGTCACAACGTCATCGGCTATGACATACCTTGTCTCCGTAAGATTTACTCGTGGTTCTCACCAACCGCCATGGTTGTAGACACGTTGTTGCTGTCACGCCTGTACCACACAGACATGCTTGGCATAGACCAAAGTAGAAAGTTCGATCAAATGCCACTACAACTATACGGTAGGCATTCATTAGAGTCTTACGGCTACAGGCTGGGAGAATACAAAGGGTCTTTTGGTAAAGACACTGACTGGCAAGAGTGGAGTCAAGAGATGCAAGATTATTGCGTACAAGATGTTAACGTCACTCGCAAATTATGCGACCACTTCCACAAATACCTGAGTGGGTCAAACTAGAGCACCAGGTTGCACAAATTCTAACCAAACAGGAACTCCATGGATGGTATTTTGATGAACGCGCTGCATGGGAATTGTCATCATCTCTCAGAGCAGAACTTGAAGAAACTTGTGCATTACTACGCGACGGGAGAGCTTACGCACCGAGATCGGAATTCACTCCTAAAGCAAATAACAGACGCTACGGGTATATCGCCGGAGCAACATTCACCCGCATCACTGAACTTAACCCCACATCACGGGACCATATTGCATGGTTCTTGGGAGAACATTACGGATGGAAGCCAAAACTATTAACGGAAACGGGGAAAGCAGTAATCGACGAGAATGTACTGAGGGAAGTTGCTTCGAGTGGGATTACGATTGCCGAGGGCTTTCTAAAGTGTTTAACTATTACAAAGAAATTGGGGATGATCTCGCAAGGCGTGAACGCATGGCTGAAGCTATGTACGACTGCTAGTCGAGTACATCATCATTGCTCAGTGGCAACGAACACACATCGTTGTGCACATCGTAAACCTAACCTAAGTCAAGTACCTTCTGATCATGACTGTAGACAACTCTTTAAAGCATCGCCTGGCAAAGTTATGGTGGGTGCCGATCTTAGCGGCATCGAGCTTCGGATGCTCGCACATTACCTCGCTAAATATGATGCGGGACGCTACGCGGACGTACTCCTCAATGGAGACATCCATCAAGTCAACGCAGACCGAATTGGAATCAGCAGGCGCGAAGTTAAAACAGTCACTTACGCCTTCCTTTACGGAGCCGGTAACATCAAAATCGGGCATTCCTTTGACTCTACCCTAAAAGACGCAGCCGCAAAAAAGAAAGGAGCAGAGATCAGAAACGCATTTGTTTCTGCTATTGATGGCCTTGCAGAATTGCTTGAGGCCATAAAACAAGCCAGCAAAAAAGGCTACGTTAAATCTATTGACGGCAGACCTATTAAGGTCGAAAGCCAACATAAATCGCTTAACTACCTGCTCCAGTCAGGGGCCGGTGTTGTGGCGAAACGCTGGATGGTATTGACAGACCAGTCACTTAAAGACATTGACTGTCACCAGCTTGCATTTATCCACGACGAATTGCAGTTTGAAACCCACCCTAAAAATGCAGAGTATCTTTCACAATGTCTTCTCGAATCCGCAAGACGAGCAGGACAATACTACAGTCTCAGAATACCGATCGCAGCCGAAGCCAAGTGCGGAAACAGTTGGGCTGACGTTCACTGATCCTTTTGCCTGGGCTATTGGTATTTTTGAAGGCGAGGGTTGTCTGACTTATAACAAAAGTATCGATAATTGGCAGATGAAAGTAAAGATGACCGACATGGATGTGTTGTGGTCATTTTATGAAGCCATTGGTTGTGTCGGGACTATGCAGGCGTTGCGTAAAAGCCCGTCGCAAAAAGAGCACCACAAACCGTATGGCGTGTGGCAGACAAGTAAACGTGAACTGATCAAAGGACTTGTAATCCGTTTTTACCCGTACATGCACGAACGTCGCCGTGCTAAGTGCGACGAATTCTTTTCTTGGTATCACCTCAAAAAATGAAACTGCTAATTGACGCTGACTTCATTGTCTACAAATGCTGTGCTGGAGCAGAAGATGAAATTGATTGGGGTGACGACGTCATCACTGTCGTAAGTAAGTTTAGTGAAGCACTTCACAGTGTCGAACGTGAACTTACGAAAATTAAACAGCACTTTATGTGGGACACACCGGAAGTAATCTTGTTTTTCAGTGACTCTAAAAACTTTAGGAAAACAATTTCTCCAGATTACAAGGGTCACCGTAATAGAAAGAAGCCTTGTGGTTATCGACGAGTTATCACAAACTTGAGTGAGCGTTACACAGTTATCAGAATCCCTGAGTTAGAGGCCGACGATGCCATGGGTATCTACGCAACCTTTGAACCTGGCAACATCATTGTTAGCCCTGACAAAGACATGCGACAAATCCCTGGCAAACTTTACAACCTTGATGAAACTATCGAGGTCACAGAGGAAGAAGGTATGCGTTGGCATTTGATCCAAACACTTGCCGGTGACCAAACAGATGGTTACGGCGGGGTGCCAGGTATCGGCGTTAAACGTGCCATTGCTTTGCTTGACAAAGATGGTTACACTTGGGGCACAGTTGTCAAAGCATTCGAGTCCAAAGAATTGGATGAAGAAACAGCGTTGATGAATGCACGTCTCGCAAAAATCTTACAACATACTGACTATGACGCAGTCAACAAACGAGTCATACCATGGCTTCCCACCACCGCCAGTGCTAGAGCTGACGATGGAGCAAGAGTTCAAACTACGCAGGATTGAAGACTTACTGCCAGAAGCAGATAAAGCAGATTTAATTACTGTGTTTATCGCACTCCAACGACAATGTTTCTGTCTATCTAACACTGTCACAAACCTAGTTAAATCATGGCCCACGAATCCCCTTCTCACTACGTCAGAGGATCAATAGAAGTCTGGGATTTTATCCGCGACCAACAACTCAACTATCATCTCGGCAATGCTATTAAATATATTTGCAGAGCCGGTTACAAAGGTGATAACACAAAGGCTCAAGACCTTAAAAAAGCTATCCACTACCTTGAAAATGAACTCCTACATTCATCGCAGCCTGATGACGATGGCCGAACAGTTCCGCTCGGCGTATACTTTGATGACTGGGAGGGACCAACGCGGCCTGCAGAAATCTTTGATCGATGAAGAGTGGTCAGAGTTTCATGAAGCCTACCACATGAAAGATGAATGTGAGCAGTTGAAAGAACTAACAGACCTTGTATATGTTTGCTATCAATTTGCTGCATCACAGGAGTGGGACCTTGACGAAGCTTTTCGTCGGGTTCACGAGTCCAACATGTCAAAACTCGATGAGTACGGCAAACCTATTTACCGCCCTGATGGAAAAGTCCTGAAGGGACCGAACTATAAAGAACCACATCTTCTTGATCTGATTATCTAATGACCACCTCAGTAATTTCTCGCACCGGACGTGTCCAATCTTGGATGGATGATCCAACGTCCCGCTTGCCGGTTTCGTGCACGGTATTTGTTGTTCAGGATTCTATGGAGGGACCTGATGGAATTGAAGCAAGCTGGCGATTTGTATCACATGCTCTACGTTTCGGAGCAGGTTGCGCGGTCCACTTGTCGGAACTGCGACCCAGAGGTCAAGAAAATGGAAAAGGGTTGGTTGCATCTGGACCAGTCTCCTTCGCTAAAATCTATTCAACCCTTAACGAAATCTTGAGGCGTGGTGGTGTTTATAAGAATGGTGCTGTGGTTTGTCATTTGGACCTTAATCACGTTGATGCACTGGAATTTATTCAAACTCCTAGAACAGAACTTCCTTGGGTCAAGCGATGCATCAACATCACTGAAGGTTGGTGGAAGGCGTGCACGTTCAAGGAACAACTTCTACAATCCATCAAAGCTGGCGATGTCTGGCTCAACAAAGTAAAGTATGACAACGAAGGAAACCGAATCCGAGGTAACGTGTGTTTGGAAGTGTACTTGCCCTCACGCGGAACATGCTTGTTGCAGCACGTCAATCTTGGTGCCTGTAAGTTCGACGAAATCCCAGGAGCTTTTGTTCAAGGCATGTCGGAGTTGTGTTCCCTCCATGCTAAAACTGGCGTTGGCGATTCAGGAGAGTATCTTCCGCCCGAAACCGATCGACAAGTCGGACTCGGAATGTTGGGATTGGCAAATCTCCTACGGCGGTACGGAGTAACCTATGAGCAATTCGGCTTTGCTCTGGACCAATACAATGCAGGCGATGTGGTACGCACACCAGCCTATGAATTGGCGTCTAAGTTTTCCATTGGTATTGAGTCTGCCGCAGCAATGGCTAGGTCTCATAATATGGTTCGAGCCTTTGCTATCGCACCCACTGCCTCCTGCAGTTATCGAAGCAAGGATTTGGATGGTTATACTTGTACACCAGAAATCGCTCCGCCTGTCGGGCGTACAGTAGACAGGGATAGTGGCACCTTTGGTGTCGAGACATATGAATATGGCGATGTAGAAATCGGATCAGAAGTTGGTTGGGCAAACTACAAACGTGTTGCTGATGGCATCATGACCATGCTCGACCGCACGGGACTTCTTCACGGGTATAGCTTCAACAGTTGGAGTGATGTCGTTACATATGACGAAGCCTTTATCGAAGAGTGGTTGGAATCTCCGCAGACCTCCCTTTACTACAGTCTACAAGTCATGGGAGACACTCAAGATAAGTCAGATGTTTATGCTGCACTTCAAGATGACGTTGACCAGTACCTTGCAGATATTCTAAATGAAGAACAAACCTGCGATTGTCAAGAATGAACCCGTATCAAAAACTATACGAACGAAAAAGAACTTGGACACCAGTACAAACAAATGCTGGTACAATCAAGGAGGGGGCACAAGATGTATTGAAGCGTGCCCTTGCCTTGCGACACATGGAACTGCCTGTGGGAGAGTTTATTAATGAAGCTCTCTCCACTGAAGTACCAACGTTGGCGCGTGAGCTACTACTGTCCAACGTCAAGGACGAAGAAAAGCATGACCTCGCACTTGGTTTCATTGCCACCGCTCACGGGGTTGATCAAAAAGCTGAAGCTGAAGCGTTACGGCTTCGTGATGCTTGGACTTCGCATCCAGATCACACAATTACCAAAGCGATGGTGGCCGAACGTGCGATTTTCTTCGTTCTTCTACCACTCTTTCGCAGTCTTGGTGACGCTGGCATGAGAACTGTCAGCGCAGATATTTCTAGAGACGAACAAATTCATGTGGCTACCAATAGTCTGGTTCATAGCGAGCTGGGGTATAACATCAGTCCTTCTCTTGATAATCTCAGGAAGGCAACTATGAGTTGGGTGCTCCAGCCTTTGTCTACGAGCAATCCGACAAAACATTTAAACAAAAAATTTTGGATGGATTCCAGTGATCGTCTGATGTATGAGGGTAAAGCTCCTGAGCTGTCCTTTACTCGGGCTTCACGTGTTCCAGCCTTTTTTGAACATAGCAACAATGACCTCCCCCAATATGCTTGAAGTCCTCGGGATGAACTCTCGGGGACTTGTTCATGCACTAGAAGAAACATTTCCACCTACTAACCCTATACCTGACGATACAATGCAAAAAATTATGTACCGATCTGGTCAACGTAGTGTCGTTGAGTGGGTCATTAAATACTTGGAGGAAGAATAATGGCAAGTCAATCAAGCTTT